TATTAATAGCTGACAGCACTTCTTCTTCTCCGTCTCTTGCGTCAATAGCGTCTTTAGATATTACTGTTCCGCTACCTCTTGAGTTGTTTATATGTGATTCGGCTACTGAATGTAGTCTGTTCATAAATCTTTGAGGGTCGATAGCATCATCTAATGGAGACAGAACTTCACCTTTATCGTAAGACCATGTAGCTACTTTATAAGGGAAATGTACTGATGATGGGTCGAGTTTATATTTTTCATCAAACTCTACTTCACCGTATTCATATACAATATCAAGACCTTTCTCCATTCCGATTATTTCTTTCGGAGTGAATATGCAATATCGCATAACGTCTACATATATCTTGGCTTTCTTTTTGCCTTTTTTTAATATTTTCTTATGCCCGTCTTTCGGTGGTTTAATTAAGTCTTTATCTGAGTATTTAGAATCTTCGTGATTTATTCTTGTAAAAAATGGGTATCCGTAATCATCTTTTATGTATCCATACTCTTCTTCTTCAAAATCTTTCCAATAGACTTCATATACAGGAATTTTATTTCCTCCTCCGTTTGCGTAATAGTAGTTGTGCATAACTCTATTCATATCGGACGATTCTTTTACGGAATATGCTTCTATGGCTTTTCTTTCAATATTACTTAGGTTTTGAAATCTTTCAAACAGGGTAGGCACATCTGCGTTATACCACTCTCCCATAAATTCTGCGTCAGTAAGGTCGGGTTTAAGTGCTGTTCTATCGAAGAAGAAAAACATAGGGTCTTTACGTTCTCCTAAATATCTTTGATTTTGCTCATAGCCTTTATATATCCCCATCCCTGTAATTGCAAGGTCTTTAGTGCATCTTACTTTAATGTCTTGAATGTCTACATCTTCTTCTATGTACTGAAGAAGCCATTCCATTACTTCTTCATACGAATCAACAAACAGGGTTTCAAATCTTTCTTCTGTTTGCATTTCGGTATCTCCTATTGGGATTTTTTCGGAAATAGCTTCTTTAAATTCGGGAATAGCTTTAGCGGCTTTAGTCATAAAGAGCATACGATTTAGCTCTTTTTCTCTCCTGTTTTTTATAATATCTGATGTAGCTTTAACTCCTGCATCGTAATCTAATCTAACAGCGTTTCCTACATATTGCTCAACCATTGGTCGTATGAGGTTTCTTGCCATTTTTATTCTATTACGAACATCTCCTGATTCGTCAAGAAAAAATGATTCAAGGTCTTCGTCAAATATCCATTGATTACCTTTGTAGAACTCCCAATTAATAATAGATTTCTGAATAAAGCTAACGTGTAGTGGATTTTGTGTTCCTCCTAAAGCCCAACGAGCCATATCAACATGGTATATTTCGTCTTTAGTTGACTCTAATCTATTTGGTCTTACTTGATTGGTGTTAACGAATATTGACATAGCTAATCTATTTTACCTAATTTGGCTTTAATAACGGGTTTCCCCTTAACTTCTTTCCGCTTAATCTTCAATCCAAAGCTGCCTTCCATGATTTCAACCATTTTAGGCATTTCATGTGCGGTCTTAACTATCATGTCTGAATACTTCTTTAACTCATCGGGGTCTAACATTGCTTTATCTTGTTCCGATATAGTTATAATATCTTGGAGTTGGTCAAAGATATATTCTACATTTAATTTAGCTCTTAGTCTTACTGAGGGGTTGAAAGTTGACATCCGCTTTATAGCGAGACTTAATTTGTCGGGAATCTTCCCTTTTGCTAATTCCTTAATATCTTTTTTGTTTTGAGAAGCTTTAGCATAAGCCATCTCAACTGCTACTTTTACCCTGTCTTTTCCTTTTTTGTTTCTTATTGGTGATGTTCTGTTTCCTACATACCAAGTAAACTTCATTTCTCTGTCTGTCAAATCAGCAAATTCGGGTATAGCTGCTAATTCGGGGTACTCTAATTTAAAATCATCTTTAGACGGCTCAAATAGAGTTATGTCTACCTCTCTTATTGGTACTTCTTCATTAATAGGTTTTGCCACTCTTTTTCTTTTTTCCTTCCTTCTTTTTCTTTCCTATCTTCTTGATGGTCTTCGCTAAAGTATCTTCCTTTTTTTTCACCATAGGGCATTATAAAAAAAGGGGAGGGACTATCCTCCCCTTTGTTTTATTTTAAGAGAGTGTTATATTCCTAAGTAATCTCCTACAGGAGTATGAGTACCTGCTAAGATTTTATCAATTTCTGTTACAAAAGCAGCATAGTTAGTTGCTCCTGAATCAGCGAATATATCGACATACACTGTGTTTTGCACGTAAGCTCCGCCTACAGCGTAGTGACGAGAATTTCTATTGTAAACAATAGTCCAAGTAGTGTAAGTAGCGGTAGGTGATGATTGCGATGGAGCGCAAGCTTCAACGATTGCAGGAGTTCCTGCAGGTGCTACAAATGCTGTTCCGACTGATTCACCAACTCCTGATGGAGCTACAACTGTAAAGTCTCCGCCATCTATTTTTTTCAAAGTTAATTCTAAATTTGTTGTTGAACCTGCAGCAGTAACTGTTGCTTGTGGGTCAGCATTAATTCTTGCTTCAAAAAGAAGTTTTAACTTCGTAGCAGTTGCTCCTGCTTCTGTAGAAACAGTATATTCTCTTACAGCGTTAATTTGGTCTGCTTCAGCAGAACCTGTTCCTGATACTGTGTTAGCTTTTGCTACTGATACAGTCAATCTGTAAATAGCGTTGTCAGCTATAGTAGCTCCTGTCATATTGTATGACTTAATTGAAGGTGTTCCTGCTGCGTAAGCAGTTTTAGTTGATGATACACCATCGGCTATTTTAATAGCTTCTCCTAAGTTGGTTACATCCATTTTTCCGCCTGCTAACGATAAGTCGCCTGCTGTTGCCAATATAGTGTTTAGTACCACTACGTCTAAGGGCTTTTGTGTTCCTGTTGCCATTTTAATTGTTTTTGTTACAGAGGTTTATTTTTTCCTCAGTATTGTTAATAATACAGTAATTGTTTACAAACTTACAAAATTTTACTTGTTATTTATAAAACGAATAACTTTTCCTTTTACGTCTACTTCTGCTAATCTAATTTTATATCCTGTTTCTGCGCTTTGAACGAACTTACGTTTTGGTCTCTGTTGGACTTCTGCTTCTAAGTGTGTTGGTTCGTATCTAATATTTGACAGGGCGTTTATATATGCGAATGTCATTGAAAAGATAACATCATCATAATCGTATTTCATGTCTGCTGCTTGGAAACGTGTTTGTCGAATATTAGTACCTCCTCCTTTTAGTGATTTTTCTACGAAGGTTTTTAGCTGAATCCAAAGCCATTGTATGTATATATTTTCCCCATGTCCGTCTATCATTTCGATAGTTTTTTGGGTTATTCTACCTGCTGTATTTGTTCTATTTGATATTCCCCACCATTTAGAGGCAGGAGTTCTTAGGTATGGAGGTAGTATAGCGTTAGCTTGTAGATTTTTATTCCACCCTTTCATTTCTTTATAGTCTACGTATCCGTCTCCGATATTTGACTCCACCAATTCTTTAGCTTCTAATCCATCATGTCCGTAGTATATTCCGAGCAGCATACATTGGAGGTAGCATTCTTTATATTTCGGCACTCTCCAATTTGTTACTGCCGAGCAGGTATTTGCGTAATTATCCCATATAGAGCTACTCATTAGTGAGTGACCTGTTTCTGAGTTTATAGGGTCAGTACCTTGATAGTATCTATCTACCCAATTTTTTTCAGGGTGTCTAAATATTACTGTTGTTGTTCTTTCGTCCGACATTCCTTTAGTTGGAATCCATTGTGCTCCTATCACTTTAAACGGGAGGTCTGATTCTTCTGTTGGCTTATTTGTATCGAATATTGCTTCAAATAATCCGTACTGAGGTTTATCAACACCATCAAGTTGATAAATTTTAACTAAATTTTTATTTATTTCGCTAATTGGTATGATTGTATTTGCGGTACGCAAGAACATATCATCAATAGTCATTGGGTAGTGTTGATGAAATTGCACTTTAGAAATTTCTGCTTCTGCTCCTGTTTTGGAGTAGTACACTTCTTTCTCTTGCGCTATCATTTCGGTGGTCATTCCTTCTCTTGCGAAAGCGTCAAAAAATATAGGTATTACACCATACTTAAAATTCCTTTCTCTCCAAGCGTGCATAGTTGCTTTAAATTCCACTTCGAACACTGCTCCCCCTTTATCCATCTCTCCCCCTGTTCCCCAACAGATAATTTGCCGTCTCATTTCGGTCTGCATGGTTTTAGGATTATAGAAAAACAGAGTTGGTCTTCCTTCGTTCATCATTTTGGTAAGTATATCTATCAGACCTACTTCATCAATTAGGGTAAGGTTTGGAGACCCCCCGTTAATAGCGTCAATTTTTGGAGTTACCACTTCCAATCTAGCATTAGCTCCTTCTGTGCTACCTTTTACGCTTCTATCGAGCAGAGATATTTGTGAGTGGCTATCATTGTAAACGGTTTGTCTAAACCAATCGGGAAGCATACCAAAAGCCCAACGTATTTTATCTCTATATATTTCTTCCCCTTTATCTTTAGTATGCGTAATAAATTTAACGAAATATGATGGATTAAAGTTTATACGCTTAATTGATGCGAGACCGAGAGTTGAAGTAAAACCAATTTGTCTTGGTTTACCAATCATAAGATTATATCCGCAATCAAATAAAAACAGTACGATTTTTTGGGCTTTCCATGCTTCGTATTTTAGCCCACCCCCTTCTGTATCTCCTTCTTTTAGTTGACCGTACTTATTACAGAAATATAGTGAATTTTCCCTACACCTTTCTGATTCTTGGTTTATATAATCCTGTTGGTCTTCTTCATCGTGGTAGTCGTATATATCTTCTTTTTCGTCAAGCCAATATAGTGCTTGCATTTCCCATAATTCAAATTTTTCATAAACAAGCATGTTCCTCCATCCATTGTTGATAGAGTCAATCCATTTAATAAATTCATTTGGGTATTCTAAGGGTTTATGGTCGGGATACCATTCTGATGTTTCTACGTTTCTAAATATTCCTTCTCTTATCCCCCTTACTTCATCATCTAAATTGACCTCGTTTCCCATCTCGTACAAGAGCCTTTAGATATTGGCAATCTTAGTCCTTTTTCGCAACCTACCCCAT